TCGAGGTAACAGGAGAAAGCTACAGAAAGAAAACGTCGAAAGCAGTAACCCAGCAGTCAGTTAAGAAGTAACTGAAAGGCGGCCAGAATAGTTGACGCGTACCGGCCTGAGTAGTTGACGTCTAATAGCGGGTAATTTCCTTAATACGACGCGGATGCAGGAAAGCCTGCTGACTCTCAGCTGCACTGAGTTTTTTCTCGTCGCTTTCAGTTTCCAGTGCCTTAAACTGCGGGCGGACATCGTTATAATCGACCTTGAACTTCAGGACCTTTTCATCGCGAATCGCATCAGTAATGACATAAGAGTGCAGCTCGCGTCCAAACACGCTGGCGGTGGTTTCTGCTGCCAGGGCATTTTGCGGAAAAATCGGCGTACCCGTAAAACCAAACTGGTAAAAACGGCTGAATTTCTTGTTTAAGTTTTTCTGCGCTTCACCAAATTGACTGCGATGACACTCATCAAAGATAAATACCACCTGCTGATGAAAAACCGGCAGATCAGCTTCTCCTTTCATCAGGTTATTGAGCTTTTGGATGGTAGTGACAATGATTTTGTTGTCATCTTTATCCAGGTTGCGTTTTAACCCGGCAGTATTATCAGAGCCATTGACACTGTCCGGTGAGAAACGCTGGTATTCCTTCATGGTCTGATAGTCGAGGTCTTTGCGATCAACCACAAAAAATACTTTATCAATAAAATCCAGTTCGGTAGCGAGCCTCGCGGCCTTGAAGCTGGTCAGGGTTTTTCCTGAGCCGGTGGTATGCCAGATAAACCCGCCGCTTTCCGGCTTTGACCAATTTTTGGCTTTAAAGGAGCTGTTAATTTTCCATAAAATTCGTTCGGTAGCTGCAATCTGATAGGGACGCATCACCAACAGTGCCTGACTGCTGTCAAACACGCTGTAATTAAATAGCACATTGAGCAAGGTGTGTTTCTGGAAAAAGGTAGCGGTAAAATCCTTCAGATCTTTAATCAGCGTGTTATCTGACTTTGCCCAGTTCATGGTGAAGTCAAAACTGTTTTTATCCCGCCTGGTGGTATTGGCAAAGTAACGGGTATCAGTTCCGTTGGAAATCACAAACAGTTGCAGATATTTGAACAGGGAATTATCGCTGTTAAAGCTCTCTTTGCTGTAACGATGTATCTGATTAAACGCTTCCCTTATCGCTACGCCGCGCTTTTTCAGCTCAATTTGAACCAGCGGTAAACCATTGACCAGAATGGTCACGTCATAGCGATTCGCATGGGTGCCGGTCTGCTCAAACTGCTGAATGATCTGCACCTTATTGCGCACCAGGCTGTTTTTATCAATCAGATAAATATTCTCAAGCTGCCTGTTATCAAAAGTAAAATCGCAAATGTAATCGAGATGAATTTTACGGGTCTTATCGAGGCTGCTATCACCAGGGCTGTCCAGATACTGCTCGCAAAAGCGGCGCCACTCACTGTCGTTAAACACCACCGCATTCAGCGCCTGAAGCTGCATGCGGATATTAACCAGCATCGCCTGCTGCGACCCCAGGGAGACAAAATCATACCCTTGATTGCGCAGGTCCTGAATCAACTCACGTTCCAGGTCGGACTCGCTCTGGTAGCTTTCCCCCGCTTCCCAGGCTTTGAGGTATTTATCGAGCACGATAAAGCTATTGGATTCAGCGATGGTGTTTGTCTGTTGAGTCATGACGCATCCTGTATAGCGGTGGGGCAAAGACCGGACGGGTAAACACCACCGGCGAGTAAACGTATTGATCTGCTACCTGGAGCGTAAAACACGGTCCAGGTGATTTTCTGATTCCAGTCAGCTGTTCAGCGTCTGAGGCTTCGGGAAACTGAACAGCAGGTGGCGATAATAATCGTACTGTTTCCGGCGCTGCTCGATTTCAGCGGGCAGACCTTCGCTCAAGGAGTGGGCCAGGGTGTCGAATTTATCCAGAATCCGGACGATATCAGACTGGATTGCCAGCGACTTTTCCAGATTGTCCGGACAAGGGATGGGCACCGTTATTTCGATTAATTGACCTTTAGTCAATTTTGCCCTTCCGCCGCCGGTCAGAAACGGTATGAAGTTAACAATGCATAAATAGTGATACAAATATCTTGAGTTAACGCCGGATTTACCGCGCACGACATGCACGTGATTGTTTGCCCAGAATTTTCCTGATGTATATTGTATTGAGTAACGTTCTATATTAGCCGAGCCATCTTCTGCTATTAATACATACTCACCCTCGTGGGTATATCCATCGACATAGTCCTGGATATTATTTGCACCATAATAAGGCGTTTCACCCGCCACGCGCAGAGAGGACTTTACAGGCTTTCTTGCATTATTTGCTATTTCAAAAGAGGATTCATCTGCCAAAGGGAACCACGTAACCTCAGCACCGTCCAGCAGCTTTTCCAGATAAGGAGCCAGAGCCAGCCCCTCCTCTGCTTTAAAACTCAGCAGCTGGTCACGGTAATAGTGATACTGTTTTTTACGTGCCGTAAGCTCAGCGGCAAGCTCAGCGGTATGCTGATTAAACTTATCCAGAATCCGGACGATTTCAGCCTGGATAGCGAGCGACCATGCAGGATTATCCGGACAGGGAATCGGAAATTCATACTGAGACAGCTTCTTAATCCCAATAATTGACAGCCCGCCACTTTTGTTTGCGTTTTCCTCACACCACTGAGCAAAATCATAGAATCTATAAAACAGATACTTTATATCCACTAACTTCCCAAACCTTTCAGATAAAGAGAAGTTGGTTATTTGTTGATTTGTTAAATAAGGCGTCGTGACTAAAGCATACTCGCCAATCGTTGCGGTAGTAGACATGAATATTGAATTTTCAGGGAACAGACGGCCTTTAACCCCTAACGGACTGATATGCTGAATAGCGTCATCAAGCTCTCTGCCGTTCATTCTTATATCTTCCAGCCGGAACCATGGAATAGTTCCATTTTCCCAGAATTCTTTTTTAGCTTTTGATGGAGTGTATCCATTTCTTATATGAAATATTTCTGAAGCAGGAAACCACGCCACCTCAACCCCATCCAGCAATTTTTCCAGATAGCTTAGCTCGCTCATGCCCGCGCCCCGCTCCCTTCAAGGTCGGCCACAATGGCATCAATATCCTTACGTAACTGATCGATTTTGCCGACGGTGGTTTTCAGCGCGGCATTCAGTTCAGTGATATCAACGATTTCGCGGTTATCTTTGGCTTCCACATAGCTGCTGACCGACAGGCTGTAATCATTGGCTGTAATGGCCTCAAACGGCACGGACTTCGCCAGATGATCGATGTCTGCCTTGCTTTCGAACGCCTGCATAATCTGGTTGATATGCTCATCAGTCAGTATGTTGTTATTACTCTCTTTTTTAAACAGCTTGCTGGCATCAATAAACTGCACATCGGTATCGGTTTTATGCTTTGACAGCACCAGAATATTGACGGCAATCGTGGTGCCAAAGAACAGATTAGGCGCCAGTGAAATCACAGTCTCAACGTAGTTGTTATCAACCAGATACTGACGTATTTTTTGCTCAGCGCCAGCGCGGTAAAAAATGCCGGGAAAGCAAACAATCGCCGCGCGCCCTCTGGCTGAAAGATAGTTCAGCGCATGCAGCACAAATGCAAAGTCGGCCTTAGATTTCGGCGCCAGCACGCCTGCCGGGGCAAAGCGTTCATCGTTTATCAGCGTCGGGTCATCACTGCCAATCCACTTCACCGAATAAGGTGGATTCGACACAATGGCATCAAATGGCTTTTCATCGCCAAAGTGCGGCTCCGTCAGGGTATTACCGAGCATAATATTAAACTTATCGTAGTTAATGTTATGCAGGAACATATTCATACGGGCAAGGTTAAAGGTCGTGTGGTTAATCTCCTGACCATAAAATCCCTCTTCAATAATATGATTATCAAAGTGTTTTTTCGCCTGGAGCAGCAGCGAACCGGAGCCGGCTGCCGGATCGTAGATTTTATTGACGCGGGTTTGCCCGTGCATTGCCAGCTGTGCAATCAGTTTAGAAACGTGCTGTGGAGTGAAAAACTCACCGCCTGACTTACCTGCATTCGCCGCATAGTTGGAAATCAGAAACTCATAGGCATCCCCGAACAGGTCAATCTGGTGCGCATCAAAGTTACCCAGCGTTAAGCCCTCAACCCCTTTCAGAACGGCAGAAAGGCGGCTGTTTTTATCTTTTACTGTGTTACCTAAACGGTTACTGGTGGTGTCAAAGTCAGCAAACAGGCCTTTGATATCGGCTTCGGAAGGATAGCCATAGGCAGAGCTTTCAATCGCCACAAAAATGCTGTTTAAATCGGCGTTCAGCCTGTCATTGGTATTGGCTTTGGCGGCCACGTTGCCGAACAGCTGGCTCGGGTAAATAAAGTAGCCTTTGGTTTTGATGGCATCATCTTTGATGTCATGGGTAATGATGCTGTCATCCAGCGCTGCGTAGCTGACGCTGTCATCACCGGCTTCGATGTAGCTGGAAAAGTTTTCGCTGATAAAACGGTAGAACAGCGCGCCAAGAACGTATTGTTTGAAGTCCCATCCATCAACCGATCCGCGCACATCGTTGGCAATTGCCCAGATTTGACGGTGTAATTCTGCTCGCTGTTGAAGGCTTGTCATTGTTTGTCCTGTTCTATTTCTTTAACTTTTTGTTATTTAATAGATTTTATCGAAATTTATTTTTGCGTAAGGGACCTAATGATACTTCCGAGCGTAAGCAGCAAAGGGAGTCCGAAAATTTACCTTTTCTCCTACTTACTTCCATCTGTTTGGTCCTTATCCCTTCCCTCATACAGAGAAGGAACATCAATATCTTCGTTTAGCTCATCCCAATGAATTCCCGGCCCCGTTCCAGACAATTCCCACCGATTAAGCTGCTCAGATGTGCCGCACAGCAATCTTGGGAAATTTTGCAGTGGGATGTCTAAACGCTCTTTTCCCTCAAGCTGCACATGCATAAATTCTTCTGAGAAGCAGATCGTTACTTTAAGGGCTGTCATCTTCTATTCCTCATTGCTATCAAGCATTGTCCCATAGCGTACCGAGATAATCGGCATACCATTGGAGCATCTCACGCCGTCCATCGAGGTACTGAGCATGGTTGTAAGTCCCGCGAATGGTGTTTTTATCCGCGTGGGCCAATTGAGTCTCAATCCAGGCTGTGTTGTAACCCTGCTCGTGCAATATGGTGCTCATTGTGTGTCGAAAACCGTGCCCTGTAGTTTTACCATCAAAACCAATACGCTTGATCACTTGGTTAATACTCGCTTCACTCATGGGCTTGCCAGCATGATTTCGTCCAGGGAAGACAAACCTGCCCCTTCCGCTAAGCTCATACATTTCTTCAAGTAGTGAAAGCGCCTGACTGGATAGCGGCACAACGTGCGGTCGCCGCATTTTCATCCGTTCAGCAGGGATCTGCCAGGTTCCCTTCTTCAAATCGAACTCATGCCACTCAGCGGCTCGTAGCTCGATGGTTCGGGTACCAGTGAGCATAAGCAAGTGTGTTGCGTGGTGTGTGATGCGGCTGCCGCTATAGCCACTTAACGCACGTAAGAAACTGCCAATCTAATGACTTAAAAGATGTGGGAAATGCTTTTGCTTAGGTGCTTTCAGTGCCCCCGCGAGATCTGTCACGGGATTATGCTCTGCCCTACCGGTGATGATGGCATAGGTAAATATCTGCCGACACGCCTGACGAGTTTTCCTTAGCTTATCCAGCACGCCGTGCTGCTCCATCTTACGCAGCACGGCTAACATCTCAGCCACTTTAATCTCTGCAATAGGTCGTTTTCCCAGCGCGGGAAAAACATCTTTGCGTAAATATTCAAGGATATCGACTGCATAGCCTTGGGACCAGTTAGGTCGTTTGTGTTCGTGCCACTCCTGTGCCAGTGATTCAAAACTGTTGTTGATGGCGAGGATTTTGGCCTGCTTGGCCTCTTGTTTGGCAAGGCCTGGATCTCCCCCCGCTGCCAGTATCTTTTTGGCCTCTTCGCGCTTTCCCCTCGCTTCTGCGAGAGATATGGCAGGATAAGGCCCGAACACCACGCGCTTTTCTTTCCCTGCAAAGCGGTACTTCAGTCGCCAGCTTTTGCTGCCGCTGGGAAAATTTCGAGATACAAGCCAGCTCCATCAGCCAATTTATAGGCTTTTTCTTTCGGCTTAGCAGTGTCGATTTGACGAGCATTTAGCTTCATATGGGGGCATCGAGATCCATTGAACGTAACAGTGCCTCCTATGATGCCCCCAATCAGTTATAGCTTTCAATAGACAAACAGATACAACGCTGGATGAAGTAATCAGTGTTAGTGCGGGTTTGATAGGTTTTTGTAGAATTCAGGAGACAATCGGAGAAGAAAAAATGGCACGCCCTACAGGATTCGAACCTGTGACCTACGGCTTAGAAGTTCCTAGAGTCACCTTTTAAAACAAAAAGTTACCGCATTTATCCGCGCTCACACGTCCCAGCTTGCGGAAAGTTACTGATACTTACTTGCCAGTACCTAAGCATATCTGTCCCAAATGCGTCCCATTAAAACGGAGCATTCCCACCTCTATGCGCAATAATCGTATGCGTAACCACACCCCGCACAACAACCTCGCTAAGCGCCTCGCCCTCTATAGCCTCTCCGTCATCAGTAATGAAAGCCCTCCCACGCAACACAGCAAATCTGTCTTGGCCACAAAACGATATTAACGCGGTTCTGCCCTGTCGCACAGGAATGCTCGTATCGACGATGGCATAGCCGTCGCATGTTTCGATTATTAGCGTATTAGCAGTGACGTTGCAGATCATATCAAGAGATAATCTCTGCTCAACGTAGTCAGCAGCCGGTGATGGAAATCCCATTTTTAAACTCTCAATAATACTGTATGCGCGTACAGTATTATTGATCGATGTAGGCTATCAAGTGAGATTTTTTGCGGTTTTAGGAAGAGACTGAGTTGCCAGGGAATTTAGTTTTATGCCCGGAGAACCGGGCTAGTTTCGCTAATCAGGTAGTACAGACTCATCAGGCGGCGCTATGAATTTTTTATTTTTATAAGACCATCCGATACCACATAGTATATTTTCAACTTTTATTATGTTGAAATTTTTGAATAAATCTCCATTACCGTCCCATTCGACAATGTTAACGACAATTGCATCTTCAATTATTGCGTATCGCATTATGCATATTCCTCAATTAAACAAATTCCATCCGCGCCTGCGCCGCCGTAAAAGCGGGTTGAGAAATTTTGAGTGTCATATGCACCACCTCCGCCGCCGCCGTAAACACTTGCCTTCGGTATTGTCGGTGTCGAAACCGCACCCTGGCCTGACCTTCGACTTCCTCCCCAGTAACTGGCGCCACCGGTTCCGTTTAACAGCCGGGTGCCGTTTTGCCCATCCCCACCATCACCACCGGCTATATTAACGTCAGCACCAGTTCCAGCAACGCCAGTCCCACCTGATGCGAATACGCCAACAGCCTGAGATGGCGCGCCACCAACAGCAATAATACCGCTGAATGTCGAATTGCCGCCTTTTGTCGCTTCTGATCCGCCAGAGCCTATCGCAACAGCAAAATTCGTGATGTCGGCGATATTGAACCATTTTATTCCAGTGGATCCTGCCGCACCGCCTGCGCCCGAAAAATTATCGGTGCTGCCCCCGCTATTAAATGAACCTCCGCCACCGCCACCTCCGCCGGTAATAGTGACTTTAATTCGTTTTGTGCCAGCTGTCGGCGTGTACGTTTTTGATGTTGTAATCCATTGCTCGTTTATCTTTCGACCACTATATCCATTGCTGTCTACTAAACCAAGGTATTGGAGAACGCTGGGGATATCAGTTTTACCGACAATATCACGCCCTGTCTGCGTTAGTGGTGTCTGCCCGGCAGTTTTAGACCCTGTGAAGTACGCCAGCGTGTCGGCACCGGTAGCCAGGCCAGAAATAGCCGTGAGCGTTGCCGCCAACGGCTGAAAATCCTTGCTGAAAGCGGACGACATTTTCGCGATGAACGCAGCAATATCACCATCGTCTATGACGTCCTGACCCGACTTATCAGCTGTGTATTGAGCCAACGCCGCAGCAATAAAAGAAGCCTGACGTAGCGCTTTATTTATCTGAGCTGACGATGCTTTTCCACTCTGGAATCCAGTCAGCAACGCCGCCAGTTCCTCATAATCAGCTTGCGTTGTTATGTTTGCATTGGCATCCGTCGCGAACGCTTTAAAATCATTTTTAGCCATTACAGTTTTTTCTCCCACGAGCCGTCATCAAACCCGGCCAGATATTTATTTTCGATGTCGAATGCAAAAAAACGGTTTCCTTCTGAGGGTGTTTCAACCGATGGAGTGTGTATGTCACCGGCCCATACACCAGCGGCTTTCACTGTCAGATACCCCTGCCGGATAGCGTCTATCAGTTCAAGCGATACATTGCTTATATCTGTTTCGGGAAATACCCATACCGAGATCGTCATGTCCTGATTGTCGACGATTTGCATACTAATTCCGGACCCTGCCAGCGCAGTTTCAAGAATCACCGGCAGCGTGTCGTTTTGCCCGTTCCAGTTGTTGATCGCTATCTTCGCTTTAAGGACGATGCGATAGGTGTCGTCGCTGAGGCTGGTGTAACCATTATCCGGGTCGTATGGCCCTTGCCAGACGCCCTGATCCCATCCGAGTCCGTCAGTATCGAAAGAAAAGTAAATGCCGGATATCGGCTGACTGACAATACGCGATCGCCCTATCCACTCTCCGAGTA